CATTTCTTGTAGTTTTACTTTGTCCATTTTATTTTTATTCCTTCATCGTCAAATACTTGACATAAAACATAACTTGTTCCAGAACTTAGGCATCCTAATAAAATAGGTGTTACGAAGTTTGGTTCAAATGTAAATAGTGGCGTAAAAGGAGAAATGACGCAAAGAAAGAACCCTACCCAAAAGCCCATACACATTGGGCAATGGAAGAGTTCTCCAAGCTTTCCTTTTGTTGGTCTTATTGAATTTAGTATTGAGCCATAGACAAGTATTTGTGTGAGCCCATAGGCTACTAAAATAAATGTTAAAAGTTCCATTATATCCTGTAAACAAGTGGCGTAGCAAGAGGGTTCTTTGGTACAGTACCCTTTTTCTCTTCTTGTGGAACTTCGCCAAGTTCAGTAGCGTCTTCTTCTGGTGGGTCTAGAAGATACTCTTCGTATTCGTCTTTGTAGTATTCGTCGTAGTGCTCTGCTTGTTCTTTCTTCAAGAACTCATCAACGTGATAAACAACGAGTTGTAGCACAGAGCGGTCTTCTGTTGGTTTGCCATATGTTGCTTCCAGGGAAGCATAAATGTTTCCACCCTGAACTGTTTCGGGCTTGATGATACCAGCTTTGACAAAGTAGTCCATAAGGCGCTTCATAGCGGCGTATGCATCATCGGTGTAGTTTCCGTCTTTTGCAAAGCAAAGAAGTTTGTCTTTCTTTGCAATAATAGTAATGTAAGGGTGTGTGAGAAACATAAGTTCGCCGTCAAGAGTTTTCGTGACAGCCACTTTCTTTTTTAGTGTCTCCATTTCTTTTTGGCGACGAATCTTTATTTTAATTGTCATCGGACTGAATCTCACTTACCAGCTTTTGAATTTTTAGAACATCGATAACTGTGTTCTCATTTACTTTTTGCTTACCAACATTTTCTAAAATGTCAATAACTTTTTGTGCGTTCTCGACCATTACCTCATCTTCTTTGATTTCGGGGAGGTCGAGGCTTTCGGTTAGAACACCTTTAAGGCGACCCAACTCTTCGTTTAGGAAAGAAACCAAACCAGTGTGGTCGGCAATGAAAAGGCTTAGAACTTCTCTTTGCTCTGGCAGTAGGGAAGAATACTCACGGTTGAATACTTTGACGTATTGCTTGAATGCAAATTCATCCATACCTTTTACTTGTGGAGCGGCAACGTCTTTGCCTGTCATCTCTTTTAGAAGGTTGGTTTCCAAAAGAACTTTTGCTTTGCCGACTGTTTCATCTGAAAAGAGTTGTGCAATGCTCGCTAGGGAGCGGTAGTTTGGAACATAGTTGTTATACACTCTTGGAGTGATAGTTTTATTAACTTCTGAGATGAGGAAAGACTGTCTCTTGAACACTTCTTTCTTATCGAGTTGGTGGTAGGAGTTGCGGCACTCAACGATAATCTTTGCTGCGGTTAACTCATCAGTTTCTTTTGTTTCGTAAATGCTTTTGTAAAGTTGGAGTTCTTTGTGAAGAATGGTGCCTTTACCGAAGTGCTCTTTGATAACTTTTAGAACTTTCTTTTTCTTCTCATTGTCTCCGCGAATAGCAGCCTTGGTCATTTCACGAACCAGTGCTTCAAATAAAAATGCGGTGTTTCTTTTCTTGTTGTGTTTAGCCATTCTTGTTCTCCAAACTTTCGATTAGTTTTTCGATTTCCTTATTAGAGTTCAGAATCTCCGACTCCATATCTTCATAAATAGTTTTACCCTCGGCAAAAACATAACCCTGGGCGAGTTTATTCAACTCCTCTGCACCTGTGGCACGGGCTGTGGTGCGTTGACCACCGACAGGGTTGGCAATAGCAGAGTTGTGGCGCTTCTTAGCGCCTGCTCTTCTGCGGTCCACCTTTACAGGTTCGTACACCTTTCCTTTGGACTTGTTGGTTGTAGTCTTGCCATCCTTGTAGGTGTAGTGGACAGTATCCTCATCAGCCTCGGTTAGTTCTTCTTCCCCTGGTTCAGCCAAGAGCGGGCTCTCTTCGCCAGCGGGTTCTTCTTCTCCACCAAGGTCGAGTTCTTCACCTTCACCACCCAAGTCAAGTTCATCACCGCCACCAAGGTCGAGCCCACCGGCATCACCACCTTCTTCTGGTGGCTGACCAGCGGCTTCCACAGAGGCTCTAAACTTTGCATCATAGAACATCTCCTGTTCGTTGCGAACAAACTCTTCGTCAGTCATGTTGAATAGTTTTGTAGCTATCCAGCGACGTGAAACAAAACCGTCTGTCGCAGCGGAGGCAACAGAGAACTTCTTCTCCCAGTGCTCTAGCTCTTGTAGCTCGGCAATCTTGCTTGGGTTGTTTAGTTTGAGCTTGAATGAAAGAAGGTCGTCGCCTCTGTATCCCAGAACGTAAAGATGGACAATGCAAATCTTTTCTAGTTCTGAAACAACGGAGCGTTGTAGTCTTTGAATGGTTCTAGCGAAACGAATATCTTTCTGGGCTAGTGTTGTTTTGTCCTCGTCTGCTCCTTCACCACGGGCTAGGTAAGAACGTGGAATTTTGAGAGCGGAGAACAGCTTATCACGGAGGTAGTTCACGTCGTCAATGTCGCCTGTGAAAGCACCACCGGGAAGGTTCTCAATACGAGAACTTTGTCCACCTCGAACTGGAATGTAGTAGTCTTCGTCAATAGACATTGGGTTGTAGCGAAGGTCTACTCTACCTGTGTCGGGATCGACAACTTGGTTTCTTTTTAGAGAAGTTTTGACCCTCTCCATGTATTGCTCAACGTCTTCGGGAGCAATAGAGCCAACGTCAATGTAAAAAATTCTTCTCTCGGGCGAACGAACAATGCGGTAAGCCATCATTGCGTCTTCAAGCATTGTTAGCTGACGCCAAATGCGTCTGGCAGGCTCTAACACCGATGTTCCGTATGGTGAGTATTTGTCGTTGCCAAGAATACGGAAGTGTGCTACTTGCCAGTTCTCAAAGGTCATACCTGCGGAGTTCCATTGGTACTGAACATAGTTTGGGTTGGTTTTATCCTCGCCCTCTAGTCTCTCAACTTCTCCACCGGGAAGAGAAAGAACAGACTTAATGCCAAGCTTTTCATCAACGTCAAGGTAAAGGTAGTAGTCACCCTGCTTGCACATGCCTCGTGCCCAGCCATAAAGGTTGAACTCAACGTTTAGCACGTCGTAAAGAAGTGTGTTGATGGTTGAACGAATCTCATCGTTGTGACACATAATGTGGAGTAGGGGCTGTAGGTCAGAGAATGTGGTCATCTCATCGGCATAAATGTCGAGAGTTGAAGCAATCTCTGGTGTGTACTCCATTTGGTCAAAGTCGAGGTATCTTTCGATTCTGTTTTGTGAAGCGTAGTATTTTGCCGAGTAGTTTTCGTAAACATTGTTTTCAGTTTTCTTGAACTGCTTACCTGAAAGTGAGGTAAACTTTGTTCCGTACTTATCCAACTGTCTGCGGCGATAACGCTTCTGTTGTTCAGCCTCGTAGTTAACAAGCGGACCAGAAAACAATCTGGTCAACAGTTTGTATAGTGGGCTTGTTTCGTTTCTTGGGTTTCTTGGGTCTGCCATTTTTTTATCCCTTCAATAGAGCGATGTAATTCTTTTGTGCATAGCCTTGGGTTTCTTTATGTTTGTTGGGAGAAAAAGAATCTTGTTTTGCTTTGTATCCCGTCATTCCTGCAATCCTGCTATCGTACTTTGTCTTTGATGTGCTTATCGAAGACAACATCGCTTTTCGATAATCTAACTCTCTTTGGTTAACAACTAATGCTGTGTCTCTTACCCAGCAAGAGATGGCTGTTGCCATAACCAAGTCGTCGTTATAACTTCTTTGTGCTTCGGCTCTGCCGTTGTTCCAAATGAACGTTGTCATTTCATTATACAACCTAGCCGAGTTTATTTTAATTAGTTTATTCCTCACAAACTCTTCCAGTTTTGCAATAATGAGTGGTCTTGTCTTTGGAGTGGTGGAGAAACCAATAATAGAGTTTGTTATTGCTTCTGCTTGGAGCTTATCCACATACTGGTGAGTTCCCTTTACTGAATAATAAAGGTTTGGATGGTCTAGTTCTTTTAGTTTCTCTAGGACTGCAATACCAAGTGAGTTGTTCTCGACCACAGTTAGGCAAAAGCCGTATTCTTTTGACGCATCGTAAATAATGTGGGAGTAGTCGTCTAGGTTTGGTTTGCCTTGGTATTCTGCTACTTGCTCAAAAGTATCGAGACGCCAGATGTGGAACGCAGAGTGGTCCTTACCGTCGCCTCGGGCAACGTCGCCTACGAGTAGGTATTCTGCACCTTCTTGGTATCCTTCCCAAATCCAGAAGTTGCGGTCCATGCCTGTTTTGTGTGTTGGTTCTACTAAGGAAGTTCTTATTACTTCCATGTCTTCTGGGTGGAAAACACCTTCACCGGATTGGTTGAAGGAGCACTCCAACTCTTGTGCGATTTCACGGCGGGACATGTTGCGGGTTTCTTTTTCAAACCATTCTTGGTCTCTGTCTGGGTGGACTTCCCAAGGAAGTCTTATTGGGTTGAAATCATTTTTTCCTTCCTCGGCTTCTGTGTAGGTTTTGTGAAACCAGTTGCCTACGCCATTTGGAGAAGAAAGTGAAATGCAACGACCACCTGTGGATAGCGTTGGGTAAAGACCAGCCCACATCTCATCCATGCCATCAACGAATGCAGCCTCGTCCACTACTAAGAGGGTCAAGGCTTCTGAACGACCTGCGTCACCTGATGTTGAAGATGCTTTAATTTGTGAGCCGTTAGCCAACTCAAAAGAAGTCCTGTTGTCAATGGTGATTTTTGAAATCATCATCCAATCAGGAAGGTTCTTGAAAATGGACTTTACTTTCTTTACGAGGTTTGCTGCTGTTGCAAGTTTTGTTGCAACCACAAGCACGTTTTTATCTCTGTGGAAAAGAAGCATCCAAGAGATGTAAGCAGCGGCTGTGGTTGAAATACCTAGCTGACGTGCTTTGAGAATAACGTTGAAACGATAATCGTTGAAGTCCCGAATAGCTTCTTCCTGAAAAGGATAAAGCTTGAACGGGATAAGACCTCTCATTGGGTGAGAAATCTTACAATAGTTTTTGATAAAATAAACGGGGTCTTTACCCGCTCTAAGTATTTCTTGGACTTTCTGCTGTTTGTTTAGTTGATAAGACATTAAGCATTGCTAGGACGGGTATCATTCTCTGGACGTTTACCAAAACCACCCTGCTCCAAGAACTTCTTGTAGGAGTCAGCCATTTCGCGCTTATTGACTTCTGCACCAGTTGCGGCTACAACCTCGGAGAGACCAGCGATTTTGTAGCTGCGAACAGCATGAACGAGTGTGCGGTAGCGTGAGACATACTCTACATCGACCTTCGCACCGTCACCTTCGGCTGTTAGTGTAATGGACTTGCCAGCTTGGGCGCGGTAGTTCTTTTTGAGACCATCGACTAGCTTTTGAATCATGTCGTCCATTTCGTTTTGGAAACCGTTGATGCCATTTTTGTGTACTTGTTTTAGTGTTATTTCTGCTTCGTATGAAACAACGATTTTATCACCAGCGAAACGAACCTTACCAGCATCAAACTGTTTGCGGTTTGTGCTTGGGAGTGAGTCTCTTTTTAGACCCAAGTCAACTGGTTCACCTTTTGAATCGACGGCACCGTCGTATAGTTGTCCTGCTGCTACTGAGAGGTCTTTTAGAACTTGTAAATCTGCGTTAGCCATTATTTGGTCTCCAACCTTGTCGCCAGCGTTCTTCACGCCCCTCGACATATTTTATATGACAGGTCTCACAACACTCCCAACGTAAAACAAATATTTCATCACGAGATGTGAGATTGTATTTGTTGCATTGAGGGCAAGAAGTGTTACCACTCTTCATAAGTAGTTTTTTGCTTAATAAAACACCTTCCTGCTCTACCTTCTCTTGTAGTTGCTCTTGGGCGAAGTGTTTTTCATTTATTTTTTTGAGTTCTTGGAGGTATTCTTCCTCCTTTTCTTTATCCCAACCTGAACGTGG